AGGAGAAAACCTGTTATCTGTGTTATCAAGCACAACTGTAACTGCAGCAGGATTAAAATCAGCTAAGTTTGTTGCTCTACCTCTGTTTATACTAAATCTTCTTAAATAAGCAGATACATCAGTAAAACTTTGTGAGCTATCTAGTGGATTAGAGTCAAAAGCAATCTCTACTGTTAAATCAACATTAGCATCAAAAGGAACACTCATTATCTAATTGCATAACCTTTTTTGGCTAATCTCTCTTGTGTAACTTGTAAGAAGTCCTCAGCATTATCAGAAAGCTCCACTTTCACACTTACTTGTTGTTGTGCTTGTCCACCACTAGGAGCAGACACAGTAGCCTGATCACTAACAACAGGAGCTGTTATAGGAGCAGGAGTAGGAAATTGCCTAGATATTGGAGCTGTTTCTATTGCTCTAAATTGTTGCATCAAAGCTTGTTGATCTATTAATTTCTTAGTTGATTTAGTTAGTTCATTAGTTGCATCAATAGTTTCATAGAGCATATCTCTGCTTCTTTGTTGTGCTGCTGTTTGAAAGTCAACAGATTTTGCTAAGTTGCTTTCAGCTAAATCTAATCTCTCTCTTGCAAGCCTAAGTGCATCTGAGTCATTAGCTAATTCAAACTCTGCCTCTGCTAACTCTGCCTCAGCTAAAGCAAGTTCTGCTGTAACATCTTTGCCATTCTGTTTAGCTTGTGTAAGTAGTGCAATCTGTGTTGATAGTTCATTCTTTCTAATTGCAGCTTCTGCATCTCTAACATTCTCATCTATTTGCAATCTCTCTAAATCTTTAGATGCTTGATTTCTATTTCTAGTTGCTCTAGCTACATCATCATTAGCAGAACTTATTAAATCCATAATCTTTGATCTCTCTAGCTCTAAATTAATATTTGACATAATTAAACTGTTTTGTTCTCCAAATATTGGATTAAGTTTTGTTCTTATAGTGTCTGAAAGCTTTTTAGTTTGTGTTTCATTAGTAAGTAAACCAAGTCTAGTTTTCTGTAAGTTAGTAAACTCTTGTGCAAAAGCATTATTCATCTGATTAATTACATCTAAGAAATCTAAGGAAAGCCCTGTATTGTTTATCACTTGTACAGAGTTTTCATTTAATATTTCTGTATTTTCATTTAAAAGTTTATTAAGTTCCTCTGTAGCTTTTTCATTACCAAGTAAGGAGTTTTGTCCAAGAATAAACACTCTAAAATATTTTTCTAAAGCTGTTGTACCTTTTTGTGTTGAATCAACTGTGGCTACAATAGCATCATTAATTAATCCAAAGCCTGTAACAACAGCAGGAGATACATTCTGGACAAAGTTGTTAAAAACATTTAAAAGCTCTCCTGATGCAGGAAGTAATTGCTCTCCAACCTCTTCTCTTAGTTGTTGTGTTGCACTTCTACTTTGTAACATCTGAGCAGCAAAACCCTCAGCCTCTCTTGCAGCATTACCCTGCTGAACTGATGCTTTATCAAAAGCTAACTCTATTGTTGCTAATGCTTTATCTTGTAAACTTAGTTCAGCTGTAGTTTTAGCTAATCCCATTGTAAGAGCTTTTTGTTGCACCTCAGTTTCCAAAATTTTGATTCCATAGGTGGCAAGTGATTCTCTCTCTCCAACAATTGCATTTCTGAAAGCATTTAAAACTGGCAAAGCTCCCTGACTGACATTGTTGAAACTAGCAATATCCCCTGAAAGCTCAAAAAGTTTTGATGATAAGTCTGCTGATTCCTGTTGTGTAAATCCAACACCTTGTGCAACAGATCCCATAACAGATACTAATTGTTTAGCCTCTGATGTAGTTAAACCAAATAAATTAGCATTTTTTTCTAATTCTTTAGATAAGTTTGCTGCAGCTCCACCAAAAGTTGTATCAAAAGCACCTGCAGCCTCTTGTGCAGCACTAGCAGCAATTATTGAAGATCTAGCAAAATCTAATAATTGTTTTCCTGCAAATAAAGCTGCACCTGCAATAGCTCCTTTAGTAAGGCTAGACATACCTGCAGCAAATTGTGCATTAGATTTAGCTGCATTGTCAACATCTTTATCTAATTCTTTAGTTGATTTAGAAACTTTGTCTAAACCCTGTGAAGTTTTATTAGCTCCTGTGAGCTTTAAAAACATTTCTAAAGTGGCTCTTGCCATTCTTATCTCCTCAATTTAGATTGAGCTTTAGCCTCTGTAATGGCTTTTTGCTCTTTCTTGTTCTTATCTATGTAGTATAACTTCCAAGACTCAAATTCTTGCACACTCAATGATTTTCTTAAAGTGTCAACAGTCATACCTAAATCCATAGCTAATCTAAATTCAAAAGCTAACTCCTCATTGTTCTGGAAACTGATCAGCTATAGAAGCTTGATCCTCCTTAGTCCAAGCCATGCACCTATAAATCCCCATAAGGATTTTATCTACTATATTAGGTGTTGCTTTAGCATAGAACTTTTCAACTTGTTCTAATGATTCAAACTCTGGATCTTTCAATCCTGTGAGCAATAGGTGTTTCTCAAAGAGTACCTCATCCCTCACACCATCAACCTCTGAAAGTTGATTTATTTTAACTGCATCAGCTTTAGTTAACCCTGTAACAATGACTGTTGCATCCCATTCAGAAATCTCTATTTCTTTTTCAGGTAGTGCAGGAAAATTAGATATATCATCTAGTTTAAGCCTCTTCATGATAACCTCTTTCTGTTGTGAATTACTTAATGTTTATTTTAAGCAGTTCCCTCAGTTACATCTCCAGAAACTTGAAAAGCAGCTGTAAAAGTAACAGCTCCACCTATATCAGGTGTTCTATCATAAGAAGTCATTATTGCTTCTCCTGATGCTTTAGGATTTCCTCCAGTTGTACCAATAGGATAAAACTCAAAAGATCCCTCTGCTCCAAGTATTCCAGAAAGGTAACCATCAACAGTTGCATCAAAAGAGCCTGAGATGGTCAATGTTGCATCTTTCAAACCACTAACAAAAGCTTTGCTAGAATTTGAAAATGCTGAAACCTCAGCTACATCAGCAGTTCTTGAAATAGAAACATCAGTAAGAACATCAGAGATATCTCTTAAAGTTCCACCAGAATCATCAATCTTGAATGCTGCATTCTTTCCATGTGTAAATGTTGGCATTTATCTTTCTCCTCTATATTTATTTCTGTGCAAAGCTAACTGCTGCTGTTATGCTACCTGATCCACCAAAAGTAAGAACAGCTCTTGCATATCTTGCAGGGTTAGTTGCATTTGTTATTAATTCTGATGTTGTACCTGTTGCCTGAGTAAAAGTTATATAATCAGAAAAAGTTACATTATCAGCACTTGTTTGTATTTTAACATCTAAAGTTGGAGATCCACTACTTACAGTACAATGTAGCACTCCTGCACCACCATTAGTTCCTGCAGCTGCATAATCAACTCCTGTTTCATTAGATGATCCTGTTGTAGCTGTTGGAGCAAGTAAGCTCTTGCCATTATAAGCATCTCCATCAAATTGGAATGCTACTGCTACAGCTACTACTGAGCCAATGTCTGCTGATCTATCATAAGAAGTTTCAATGACATTACCAAACTCTGTTGGATTTCCTCTTGTATGCCCAATAGGAGCAATAGTAAAAGCACTACCTGAACTACCTAATTGGGATAAAAACTCTGCATCTGCATCTGGACTTGAACTCTCAAAATAACCTGAAAGAGTAGCTGTTCCATCTTTTAATCCAGAAACATAAGTTTTAGAACTTGCTGTAAATGTTGAAGTTTCAGCTACATCTGCTGTTAAAGATACACTTGCATCAGTTAAAGTTGTAGATAAATTTGTATTATCTAATAGTACAACAGCATTTTTACCATGATTAAATGTAGGCATTTATTCCTCTTCCTCTTTAACTATTTTACTATCAAATTTTACTGCAGCTTTATTCTTTATCAAACTTTTAGCAATCTTGTCTGGTACATCACAGATCTCTCCTGCTTCACACCTTATTTCACTACCATCTTTATCTGGATAGTTACTTC